GTAGAACGCGTTAGCCGAGGCTAAAAACGGTGTCTCCTGATGGAGTAATAAGAATATGTAATTTCAATTTTTTTAAGAATACATTTACAAACCTTATACAAAAAATATGTTATTTTATAATTAGACTTAAGTTAATTTTAGAACATTATTTAGCATTATTGTTTGGCATTATGTTCGACACATCATTTAGCACATTGTTTGGCACATTATTTGGCACATCATTTAACACATTATTTGGCACATCATTTAGCACATTATTTAGCACATTATTTGGCATTATGTTTTGGCATTATTGTCTGGCACTGTTTAATAGCCCTTCATCGCCTTGGCCAGCTGGTCGTCCGGGAGCGCGGCCGCAAGACCCTCACGGTCCATTTCCAGAGATGTGTCCGCAGATGTCCAGAACCCGGGGCGGTCAATATTGGCCTTGAAACCTTGGCGGCCATTTGTTGCGGTAGACGCATATGTAGCCGGTGAAACGTACTTATCAAAGTATGACTGGGATTGGTCAACCTGGGCAACCGGATGCCCGTGCATAATAGCACTACGAAGTACGCGCTCGTTGCTTGTAACAAATGTGTCCTTAGGGCTTGCAGAAACTACAAGACGGCCACCAACACGTTGGACTTCAAGGCCTTCTGATTTGCCGCCGAACATCATAAAGTACAGCAGAACTACAATTACGACAATCAGCGCAACGTAGATAAGCAGCATAAAGTTCTGGTTCATAACAAGCCAACGCTTGAGGTCGTCAAACATGCTTACAAGTAAAAGCGTCTCTATATAAAGTCACATATAATGTTACGAAAACAAAAATAAATTATTAATGAAAAATAATACAAAATAATTTATAATGTACAATTAACTTAAAATAAAAATTGGTATAAATAATTTATAAAATATGTTTTTAAATAATTAAAAATTGAAATACATTTAAATATATTACACTTAGTAAGTAATACTACCCACCGTAATATGGATGATTTTTATTTATTGTGGTCTATCTACCAAAATGTTGAAAAGTTTCTGACCGATCCAAAATATCGTGGATTAAAATTAACAAATACATTTACCAGGGAAGATTTTCAGCGGCTAATGAATGAAAACCATTATATTATTATGATTGCAAATACTGAGATGCGTCCAATTGAAACTGGTGGTCGTATCTTAAAACCTTCTCGTTCCAAGGCCGCTGCAATGGTAGAACGTAGTATGGGAAAAATTAATTATGCCCTCCCCAGAACAAACCGCTTAATTGTAATTTTAACTGATATTTTAATTGATGTTCAACAAGATATTAAACATGTGGCAAGAAATAAGGCTGCCTTTGTTGATGTTATGGAAAATTTACCACCTGCAGAGGAAATTATTGTATTATCAGATAAACCAGTTTCAACCTACGTAGCAGCAGCAATTGAATTATATAAGAAAAAATTATCTATTGTAATCCACAATTTCTTACACCGCGTATTTTTAATTGAAATGCCATTAGCTGCAATGGTTCCCAAACATACAATTGTGCGTGGCGACGAGTTGCAACAAGTATTACATGATTTTCACGGAGATGTAACAAGGCAACCACGTATTATTGCATTTACAGATCCGCAAACAATTTGGCTTGGTGCAAATCCTGGAGACATTATTCGTATTGACAGAGAATCTGAAATTGGACATTCTGTAGAATTTAGATACGCTATTTAAATTATATTACATAAGTGGTTGATATGTAAATCAAATATTTTTTACATATTATCAAACAAAGTAAAAATATTAGACATAAGTAGACAATAAAAAAATATTAATACAATTTAATTAAGAAAGCACATTAGGCAATTAGGAAATTAAAAATTGCATTAACTCAGCTTGTTCTGTTTCTGACATTGGTTGAATTTCTGGTTCAGGGTCTGGTTCACGTTCTCTTTTTGTTGGAACTTTGCGAACTGCACCAACAATTTGTTCCATGGTTGATAATGGATTACCAGACCGTTTACATTGTTTTAAAATAGAATATGCATCGTCAACTTCTGTAATAATTTTTTGAATAAATGTTTCATCGCGGTCAAGGCGAATTTCGTAATATTTAAACATTTTCCACGGTATAACACCAATTGCAGTATATTTATTATACAGGCAGAAATCTAAAAACTCTGCAAACTGGTCTTTTGGTTCTGTCGTAATTGTAGGAATATATTTTTTATGTATACCATTATTAATATTTGCAATAGCCTGATTAAATGCACTCCAGTAATATGTACCAAAATCTTTTGGTTTATATTGTTCCATGGGGTCTAACAAAATTAACTGCTGCATGTAATCTGGAACTGTTTCTGAATAAACTCCAATAATTCCACCACATATTGGCATATCTGGTAAACATCCTGGTTTATCATTTTTATGGTAGACATGGTCATAAATAGTGTCACATCCTACATCAAAATCGCATAATCTACATTTTCTATATGCAACATCTACAAAGAATGATGTATCTACAATTGGGATTACAAACATTCCATACATAGGTTGTACGCCATACATTTCCGGAATAGTATCGTTCGGAATTCGTGTAAAAGGGCTTTTAATTTCAAATAAAACAATTTTGTCTGTATCTTCTCCAGGAAATCGTACCACAGCCAATCCATCGGGAGAATACGAATATTTAGGCTTTGTGCCAGGAACAGACGATGTTTCAAATATTGTAATTCCCCATTTTGCTTCAATATATCGTTGTGTAACATCTTCAAATAGTTTTCCCCAGTTTGTTGCTGGGTTACCCCTAAAACCATTTTCAGATGGAATAACTTTGTCCAGTAAGAAGTTTTTACGAGACTTGTATGGATTAAGACCCATAATAGAACCGATTTCAGAACCACCAATAGAACCTTCTCGCAATATTTCCCACTCTCGGGTTCCTTGTTTAGGAAGGTCCGAATGTTGTGCAAGAAATAACGATAATTTTTCAGCCGGACTTAAATTTGCACTTGGTGCGGCTTCAGGCATTGTTTGTACAGTGTCAGGTGTGGCTTCAGGCATTGTTTGTACTGTGTCAGGTGTGGCTTCAGGCATTGTTTGTACTGTGTCAGGCGCGGCTTCAGGCATTGTTTGTACTGTGTCAGGCGCGGCTTCTGTCGATATTATAATGTTTATTGTGGTCATTTAGTTTAATATATGCAAACGATACGTTTGCAATTTATAATAGTAGTATCCAGTGTTTAATTTTAAATAATTCAATATTTATTTTATTAAAACTATAATTTTAACTTTACAAAAAAAATGTTACCTATATATAGTGTCATGTAAATGTACCATTTACACATTTACAATTTACCCGCTTTAATACGCTCTAAAACTTCTTCTTGCTTTTCTGTAATTTCTGCTACTGCAGATTCTACACTGTAATCGCCATGTGGGTCGTCTCTGGGTTGCCTTGCACGGTATGTTTCTTTTTTCTTTTTTGGCCACATCATGTATACAACAAAGGCAATAATTAGCACAATAACAATAATGGCGGCCACAAAGTATTTACCCCCTGGTAAAAATGATTTAAACCCAGACCGTTCTTCACGAACTGATTGCCCAGGTGTTGGACCAATAACTTCCATATATTGTGACATTATGTAGTATATTTACAAACTTATAATTTGTAATATAATAATGTTATATTTAAAATTAAATTTGAATAATATTAATATTAATACACCACTGCACAATTTGCATTAATGTCACAATATACCACGGTAGATGCTGACCTTATTGGAAAATACCGGGTATTGACATTTGAGGAGCATATTCGCGCAAAATCAATGTGGGGAGGTTCTCGTGACCAAACTACAATGGTTATTGACGACGTCGTTGGAACTGGTGACAACATACGAATTGTGCCAACTGCAATTATGATTGCTCCCTGTCTTGAAAAGATGGTTGACGAAATTGCAGTTAATGCAGCTGACCATGTTATTAGGATGCATAAAACTCATAATAAAGTTACATATATCCAATTTGTTTTTACTTCTACGTCAGGTATGATTACTATTAAAAACGATGGTCCTGGAATTGATGTTGCAAAACATCCAGATAATGGAATTTGGATTCCAGAATTATTAGCTTCTCATGAATTTACCAGTACAAATTTAACAAAACGAGATGAAACAGCTACGCGCATTACTGGTGGCGCACATGGAATTGGATTAAAGTTAGTCGGCGCGTACAGCAAATGGGCGAGATTGGAAACAATTGACAATATTCGCCATTTGCGGTTTATTCAAGAATATGGAGAAGATTACAAAGACACTGGATACAAAATTCCAGCAGTAATTACACCATGTACAGAACCGCCATATACTGCAGTATCATTTATTCCACTTTATAGTGACTTTGGAATTACTTATGGAGCAGTTGGAAATTATGCAGCACAAGATGCAGAGACACAATTAGCTGAAATTATCCAACAATATAATGAAGACGACTCTATAGACGGCACATCAGCAGACAAGCCAATAGACACAGCCAAACCCGCAGTGCAAATTACAGTTGCAACGCGTGGCCGAGGTCGTGGAGGCCGTGGCGGCCGCGGTGGTCGTGGTGGTTATAAACCTGCAGCGCCACCAAAAGAAAAGCCAAAAAAATCAATTCTAACATTGCCGCGTAAAGTGGAAACCGTTGAAATTAAAACTGCTGCGGAACTTATGATTAAAGTAATTCGCGCTCGTGCGTACGAATTAGCCGCATCGCTGGGAGACTTTGGTGTTAGGATTGTAGTGGATATTGATGGTACTCGCGAAATTGTTCCAGTTACATCCCTTGAAGATTATGCTAAACTTGCAATTGGTTCGGATATTGTTACTACAGAAATTAAATGTACAGATGTTGCACCAGAATTAAGTCAGCATGTGTCAGAATATCCTTGGACTGTATTAGTTGCAATTAATCCAGATGGAAATGGACTTATTGCTAAAAATTTTGTTAATAATGTTGTTGTTAGAGGCGGTCCTATTGTTAAATACATGCGTAATTTAATAGTTGGCGCATTGGAGGAACGTACAAAACGTGTTATTAAACAAACTTTTAAGTTTAATAAATCAATTATTTCAAATCGTATTTGGTTAATTGCAAATACAATTGTTGTAAATCCAGAATATACTTCACAACGGAAAGATGATTTTACAATGCCTGATGAAAGTATTCTGTATAATTACCAACCACCAAAGAAGTTTATTACAGATGTTTGGCATTTAGTTTCAGATTCAATTAGTTTATTATTGGCAAAGAAGTCAGATATTATTTCTGGGTCTGGCCAAATTAATAAATATTCTCCAGCAAAGTTTGCTGGACGTAAACGCCACGCCAAACATTTAAAATGTACATTAATTATTCCAGAAGGAGATTCTGCTGAAGCTATGATTCGCCAAGGAATTGGAAATCCTAAAAATGGTCTTGGCTTTGACACATTTGGAATTTTTAACATTCAGGGTGTTCCAATGAATGCCAGAAAGGAAGTTATGCCAGTAATCCAAGTTCACCCTGCAGAAGCACCAGGCACACCAGAAATAATTTTGCCATATGTACAAACAAAATTTATTAAGCGAGAAAAATTGCTTAAGAATGAACGCTGGAATTCGTTAATGCGTGTTCTGGGGCTTAAATATGATTGTGCATATGATATTTCCGCAACTGGAAATATGGAAATGAAGTCTTTAAATTATGATGCCGTATTGGTTGCAACAGACCAAGACCAAGATGGCGTTGGAAATATCTTTGGACTTATTTTAAATTTCTTTGCACTATTCTGGCCAAAACTTGTTGAACGTGGATTTGTATCCAGGTTAGCAACGCCAGTTATCCGCGCATATCCTAAGTCTGCTGCGGTTGGTACAAAAATTATTTCATTTGAATATGAACATGCATATCGCCAATGGTTAGATGCACAACGTGCAGACATTACTGTAGACCAAGATGACCTTGTTGGATATAAAATTCAATATGTTAAAGGATTAGCCACACATACAAAACGAGAGGTTGACGACATATTTAATACAAAATCATTTGATTCCAGAATTAGGATTTACGAAATGGATAAAGATGCTTCCAGACTGTTGGAAGTTTATTATGGAAAAGAATCTGATGGTCGTAAAGCAGAATTAACTGTACCACTTGATTATTCATTAGTTGTAATGGATAAGCATGTTCCAATTTCACGATATCTTCAAACAGATGCAAAGTCTTATGCACTGCTAAAATGTATTCGGGCACTTCCAAATGCCGTTGATTCATTTGTTCCAGCAAGACGAAAGATTTTGTACGGATGCATTATTGAAAAACCTTCCAGACTCCAAGTTTATAAAGTTAGCGCTAAGGTTGCAGTCCGGACAAATTACCACCATGGAGACGCATCTCTAAATGGCGCTATTATTCGAATGGCACAAACGCATCTTGGAACACAAATTTTACCTTACCTAATTGCAGCAGGTCAGGTGGGAACGCGCCGTGCTGCTCCAGGCTCCAAGGACGACGACTCTGGACAACCTCGGTATGTTTGTGTATCTCTTAATACACGCCTTGTAGATGCTGTATATCCACGCGCAGACGACCATATTTTAAAGTACAATTTTGATGATGGCTCCAGATGTGAACCAGAATTCTTTGTACCAATTATTCCAACGGCTTTATTAATTTGGCTATCTATTCCAGCCACTGGTTGGAAATGTGATATTATTCCACGAGACAAATATTGTGTAATTGAAAATGTTAGAAATGCTATTTTAGGTCGGCCATTATTGCCATTTATTCCAGCGTCAGACCATTTCCTTGGCCGTTGGACACGTTATAATGGCGTGGAAACTGCAGTTGGCAATTATACATACGACCGCGCAACCAATATAGTTACAGTAACTGAATTACCACCGCTTGAATGGAACATATCCTACATTGAGGATATTGCAAAATCTCGCGAAAAATATATTGATGAAATTATTGATTATTCATACGATGAGATTGTTGATATTAGAATTAAATTAAAGTCTGCAATGATTTCTCAAATCCAAATTGATTTTGCCGAGTCATCTGAGTTTGACCCAATTCAAAATTGTCTTAAGTTATGGAAACCAATGAAAAGTTTGCTTAACTTAATTGGCAGCAAACAAAAAGTAATTGAGTTCCAATCATATGAACAGATTTTTAATTATTGGTTCTTACATCGGAAACTTCTGTACAAAAAGCGTATTGAACGTGAAATTGCAATTTGCAAGATTAAAATAGAATATTATGAAAATATTCTAAGGTTTGCAAAAAATCATACACAATATCATATTTCTGCGGAATTACCAATTGAAGAATGTAAATTAATTTTAGCCAGACATAATTATGCAAAACTTTATAAAAAGGTTGTAGAAACGCCAGGGTTCTTAAGCATAGAACAAATTGCTGAACGTATTTATGGACCTAAAGCGTCATATGATTACCTACTTGATTTATCGTACAAGGACCTTGTGCTGGACGCATGTACGCGATATGCGCGGCATATTACAGAATATAATGCAAAATTGGATAGTCTATTAGCAGAAGACATATTCCCAGGCGCCAAATATTGGCTACAAGAGTTAGACACATTGGAAGCAACAATTAGAGCTGGTGTAATCCCAAAGCAATTTGAAGACACATTAGAGTTTGAATAAAGGCTACATAAATTACATATTACATATTACATATTGTAAAATTTATTTTTTTTTGATCAATTTGAAGTTTTTATAAATTTTTTTATAAAAGTGCCTCCTCCAAATTGCTCTACGACCCAATTTTAATTAATTCCTGAAATAAATTTTTACATCAAAAAAGAAAAATTGCTTCTGGAAGCAGTGCGACCCCATTTTTAAATTGTTTTGACATTAAGTTGCCCTGAGGGTAAGCCCAGAAAACTTAACGCGGGATGTGGCGTAAATGACGTATGTAATTATACATGAAATTTTGTTGTAAGGCCTTCCAAAAAATATACCGGATAATTTTATAAAATAAATAATAATTAATTATGATGAACAAATGTATTAAAGTATTTGATTGTCAATTTTACATATTCGTTATTTTACACATTCTCTAATTTTAATTATTTGCTATGAATTTGCACACGTCGCCACTTTAATTATTTGTCAATTTTATATATTCTCTAAATTTTAAGTATTTGTCAATTTTGTACATATAACAATACTTATACAAACACTGATTTAATTCTTGCCAAATCTTGTTTAATTAATTCTGTAGCCTTGTGAATACGGTCTACAGCATTTGGTGCAGTAATAATTAAAACAAACTCACGAAATGCTGGATGAGGGTAATTTGCCGCAATATATGGAATTGTTGTATCTTGTTCATAAATATATCGGTTATACAAGTTTCCAATTGTATAAGATTCTTCTGGCATACGAAATTCAAATTGTCCTTCGTGTGGTTGCTGTACAGATTGTGGTAACTTTCTGTCTACTTCTTCAACCCTGTGAATTAATTCATCAATACATTCTCGCATATATCGCCTGGGATGCAATAGATACCCAGAAACATTAAATTTAAATGTTGCAGTAGTTGAAGTAAAATCGGATGGAGACGTTGACGCCCCAACTTGTTGATATTTAACTAATGATTGTGAAAATGCTACATTTTTAAACCCTTGTCCAGCTGCAATATAAATATCAGAAATGTCGATAGAACATTTTGGTGGAAGATGAATAATATCAATTGTTTCTGGGAATGGTTTAGTCGCCGCTACATGTGTTTTATAATTAATAAATCCACTTGTTACAATAAGTTGTTTAGTGGCGGAATCATTTTTAGCATGTAATTCAAAATGTGGTAACTGGTCTAATTCTGGATGTCTGGCAGAATTAATATGATTTGCACCTAATGATTGGTCAAGTGGAATCATTCCAATCCTGGATAATACAATTTCTGGTACAATTTGTCTAAAATCATTTGTTGTTAACATTTCTGGACGAAATTGTAATGCAAGGGTAAACTTTTCATCAAGTGCAGTACGTCGTACGGCATTGGCAAGTTCAACCCAAACATTACCAATTTCAAATTCCATTTCTTGCATACCTGGAACTGGCATTAAAGACCGCGCATCTTTATACTTATCTGGTAACGTTGGCTTATTTTCTTTTTCTGCTGATGCTGAAATTGTAAACATATAAACGTCTTCTCCTTTAATGTTATATATTCTATTTCAATTTTGTTTTTAATTATTTAAAAAAATAATTTTAAAAATAGCTACATTAAATATTTTCTCATGTGTACACATTTACACGCCAAATAATATTTTCTCATATACACAGTTAAAACTATAGTTTTAATATTTACAAGTCGCGAACACTTAATGTAC